AAATACGGGAAGCTAAATATGTTTTAGGTAAGATTGAAAAGCAGAGACTTGAAAAATTTACGAAAAGAGACCTTGTCAGGCTTTGCCGAAAGTATAAATCGACCGAGCAGCTAAATAACCCTCTGAATTTCCTCCTCCAAAACAGTTACTTACGGGAACAGCAGCAACCATATAGCGGAACAGGCAGACAGCCGGAAGCGCTTTATATTGTTAACCCTATATGTTTAAGATCAACGTGATTAATGTGACAAATGTGACAGAAATAGTATAGCCTTGGAAATAAGAGCCTTTAAGCTGTCACAGTAAAAATGTGACTAACGTGACAAATGTGACAAAACTATTTTATAAACTTATATTTCTGTCTCATTTGTCACTTGAATAAACCGCTAACTATAGCGGCTTTTTTATTTTAAAAGGAGCGAATGACAATGAAAAAAATTCAAGTTGAAATTGTAAGTAAAATCGTATTAACGAACGGGGAGGCGTACATAGGACCTGAAATTGTGAACGGATACACGGAGGACGGCAAGGCCTTCCTGGTAATCCGCGACCGGCCGCAGCATGGCGGCTTGGGGAACATCCACATTAACAAGGCCCATATACTGAGGATTCATACAAACATAGAGGAAAGGCCGATATTATGAACCCTTTTGCTAAATTTTTTAAATCGAAGAAGCCGAATACTGAAAAAATTGAGCTGTTATCGGGGGGATCCCCGGTATTCACACCGTTCAGCGGTAACGCCTACGCAAGCGATATTTACCGGGCCGCTGTGGACGCCATAGCCCGGAACGCCGCCAAGCTTAAAGGAACCCACGTTATCAGGACGCAAACCGGACGCGGCGAAGGAATTACCGGCCTTGACCGATTACTGCAGGTGAGGCCGAACCCATACATCAGCGCGTTTGACATGCTTTACCGCCTTACAACTCATTATTATTTGTATAATAACGCCTTCGCGTACTTACAAAAGAATGACCGGGGAGCTTTGATGGGGATATATCCTATACGGCCCGCAAGCATGGAATTTATGACCGATTTCGTCGGGAACATGTATAGCCGGTTCCTTTTCAATGACGGTAACAGCTATATTCTCCCTTATGTGGACATCGTTCATTTACGGCGGAACTATAACGACAGTGATTTGCTGGGTGATCCCAATACAGCGCTGATCCCGGCCTTGGAACTGGCACACACACAAAACGAAGGGATTATTAAGGGGATAAAGAACAGCGGCAATATACGGGGAATTTTGAAATACACTCAAGCACTAGCGCCGGAAAAATTAAGGGAGGAAAAAGACGCTTTTATTAAGGATTACATGCAGATCGACAACAACGGCGGAATCGCCGCACTTGATACGAAGTTTGACTATATCCCGTTAAAGCAAGAACCATACATCATAGACGATAAGCAGCTACAGGCGACCAAGACTAAGATTTATGAATACCTGGGCATATCGGAAAAGATTGTCAGCAGCTCATACACTGAGGATGAATGGGCGGCATTTTATGAAAGTGTCATAGAGCCTATAGCCGTTCAATTGTCCCTTGAGTTTACCGAAAAGATATTCACGTCAAGAGAGCAAGCTTTTGGCAATTCAATATTGTTTGAATCCAACCGCCTGCAATTTGCCAGCACGACAACAAAAGCAACCTTGATAAAGGAAGTCATGCCTATGGGCTTGCTGAGTATCAACCAGGCGTTGGAGATTTTGAACATGCCCGGCGTTCCCGATGGAGATAAACGTATTGTAAGCCTTAACTATGTAAACGCCGATAAAGCCGATAAATACCAGTTGGGAGGTAATAAGCAATGAAAGAAATACGCATAGCGGAAATAAGAGCGGAAGCACCGGCAGGAGCGGACAGCCTTATTATAGCTGGAAGGCCAATTGTATACGATGAGCCTACAGCAATCAATACTCCGGCAGGGGCATACACCGAGATTATACGAAGGGGCGCGCTGGACGGCGCCGACCTGTCAGACGTAAGGCTTTTGTATAATCACGACATGAACAAGGTACCATTGGCGCGTACGCCTAAGACCATGCGGCTAACCAAAGGCCCGGCAGGGCTTGAGCTTGCGGCGGAATTGCCTGACACGGCGGAGGCCAAGAGCGTGCATACGGCAGTGTCACGGGGGGACCTATCCGGCATGAGCTTTGCATTTAAAGTGCCAAAAGGCGGCGAACGCTGGAACAGGGAGACACGGACAAGGGAAATCCTGAAAATTGAAAAGGTGTATGAAATTTCAGTCGTGCCTTTTCCGGCCTATCCCCAAACCAGCGTAGAAGCCCGAAGCATGGTACAGGAAATCAGCGACGGCAGGAAAGCCGCTGCGATAATCAAGTGCAACCAAATATTATCAAAAATTTGAAGGAGAGATATTATTATGAAATTCAATACAATTCAGGAAGCTTTCAACTATTACAGAACCGCCACATTAGAAGAAATTGAAACGAGAGCGGCAGCAATCAAGAACGAGATAGACGCTGACCCCTCAGCGGATATTGATTCCCTTAATGTGGAATTGGACGGGCTGAAAGAAGCAAAGGCCAATATTCAGGAGAAGAAACCGGGATCAGTGCATCCGGTCACAGAACAGCGCGGAGCATGGAACCCGATAACAGGCATGAGCTTCCAGAACGTCCCTCCTAAAGATGAGGACATATTTTCCAGCAGGGAATACCGCAGCGCATTCTTTAAAACTATGCTCAACCAGCCGTTAGACAGCTCGGAAACGGCAACGTTCCAGAGGGCTAACGCTATAATGGCAACGGAGAAAAGAGCGGCTTTCATTAACACATCGGAAGCGGCGGCGGTCATTCCTACCCAGACGCTTAACGAGATTTACAAAAAAGCCGTAGACATGGGCGGCGTGTTACCGCTGGTAAGGCGTTTTGATATTCCGGCTAATTTGGCGGTACCTGTGGCCACACCGGAGGATACAGCGGAATGGCACGTTGAAGGCGACGAGGTAACGCCGGACAATAAAAAGCCTACTAATGTTGTGTTTAGCGCCTATGAGCTTATGAAGGTATTCAGCATAAGCGCAGCGGCCCGGACTATGAGCATAACGGCTTATGAATCTTACTTACAAGAAGAATTAAGCCGGGTAATAATGACGGCTTTAGCAATGGCTTGTATTAACGGCACAGGCACCGGCCAGCCTAAAGGATTATTAGCGGCGGGTGTTATAAGCAATAGTCTAGCAAGCCAGCCTAAAAACTATGCAACATTTACAAAAGCGTTGGCGGCATTGAAGCGCGGTTATAGTATGGGCGCGACATGGGCCATGAATAACACCACGTTATACAATGGCGTTATGGGTATTACTGACACTATGGGCCGGCCTATATTCAACGAAGCCAAAGACGGAAACGCCGATCGGATTTTAGGAAAGTCCATTGTCGTTGATGACTTTATACCGGACGATACTATCATCCTGGGCAATTTTCAGTATTACGGTATGAACTATCCGCAGGATATTTTGCTGGAAGTCAGCCGTGACAGCAGCTTTAGGAAGGGGCTTATTGATTACCGAGCTATGGCTGTAGCGGACGGCAAGCCGATAATCAGTGAGGCGTTCTTGAAATTGACTTTGAAAGACTAAGGTAAAGAAAACCAGGCCGGTTATTCCGGCGCTGGTTTTTTAGTACGAGCTTCAACATCACTTTTCATAAATAGTTTATTGGTTGGGTAAATCTTTATAGTACGGAGCTTTCCTTGTTTCACAAGTTTATCAATGTATTGTCGAGTACAACCGAGCATTTCAGCGGCTTCATTCGTGTTGATGATGTTTATTGACAGGTAATCAAGCAGCTCCTGTTCCGTATTAAAAATATAAATATTAGACACCTGCCTTTAATTGCCTACACACTAACCACAAAACATATAGCCCGTTTACGATGACCGCAATAATCGAAGGAAGCGGCCAACGGATAAGTACGGCAATAATAAAGTTTACAGCTAGAATCATAGTCCAGATTCTACTTTTGTTATTGTTCATAATGTCCAGATGTGGTAAAATATTAGAGGAAGTAAGGGGATTGCTCCCCTTACTCTGCTACTCATGACCGAAGCCATGTTATCACAGCAGTCACGATTGCCGCTATTGCTATGATGCCTTGAATCACCAATTCAATGATTCGGTCAATGGGTAGCTTTTGTTTTTTTTCCTCCCGAGGCTTATATTGCTTTGCCTTGTTTTTTCTTTTACCCATCTTGTTCACCTCCTTTCTGATTAATAGTATACCAAAATGGTTTGCGGTTGTCAACCATTTTTTAATTTATTTTGAGTCGAAAGGCTCTTTTTTATTTACAAGGAAGTGATTACATGATTTTAAAATTAGAAGAAGCGCGGGATATATTAAGGCTCGACGGCTCAGACAATGACGGCCTTATTATATCGTTGCTTAATGCAATGCCGGATTATTTGGAAGTTACGACAGGTTACAAGACCGGCGGGGAACATTCCCCGTTAGCCGTAACAGCCGCGGGATTCCTATTACAGCTATGGTATAACGCAGACGGCACAGACACGGTGAAGCTGCAGCGGACCATCAATAATTTATTGGCGGCGTTGAGCGCGACGACGAGGGGCCAGCTATGAATAAGGACAGCGAATATTACAATCATTCCGGCTATTACGATCCGACAGCA